TTTGATTATCAATGAGAATGAAGAACAAGCTCGTGCATTATTTCACGATATCGTAGTTGAAAAAAGCCGCGAAATCTATGAAGATATCATGTCCGACGAAATGGATGAAGGCATGGATCCCGGCGGTCAAGTAGGTCAGATGATGGATGAAATCTCTGCTGAAGAAGAAGGCATGACCGAAGAAGAAGATGAAGAAATTGACTTTGATGACGAAGGTGATGAAGATATCATTGATATTGAAGCCGACGGTGAAATGGATCACTCAGAAGAAGGTGAAGAAGATCGTTTAGTAAGCATTGAAGATAAGTTAGACCAATTGATGGCTGAATTTGAGCAGATCATGGGCAACGGCGACGATGAAATGGCCGATGACGAAATGGCTGATGACGAAATGGCTATGGGCGACGAAGAAATGGCTATGGGTGACGAAGAAGAAGCTATGATGGAAGCAATTACTTTGAAGAAAGTATCTGTTACACACGGTGACAACGGTCAAAACACAAAAAGCACAAGTTTACAAAACAGCGGACAAGCTGGAATGGACAGTCGTCCAGTAAAGTTTAGTGGTGCTAGTGAAGCGGTTCCAACAAGTCCTAAAGGACCTAGCAACTTTTACTCAAAAGGTGAGACACAGGTAAAAGATGCTAACAATTGGAAAAACGCTCCAGCACAAAATAATGCTGACTTAGAAAAGGCTCCGGCTCCGTCTAAGTCACAAGCTAGTGGTACAAACACCAAGAGCCCTGTAGCTGAATCACGTAAGCCAGTAAAACGTATTATTAAGTAAGGAATCTGAGAGAATGGCTTTGTATCTCAAGGAGCACTTGACTTTCGACCGTGCAAGCATGGTTGTTGAAAGTATAAGTGAAGGCGATAAGAAGAACCTTTATATGAAAGGTATCTTCATTCAGGGCGGGGTAAAGAATGCTAACGAGCGTATTTACCCCGTTTCCGAAATTGAATCCGCTGTACAAACATTAAACGAACAGATTACCGATGGTCATTCAGTATTAGGTGAAGTAGATCACCCGGATGACTTAAAAATCAACCTAGATCGTGTATCACATATGATTACAGGCATGTGGATGGACGGTGCTAACGGGTTCGGAAAGTTAAAGATATTACCAACTCCAATGGGGCAACTAGTTGCTACTATGTTGGAGAGTGGTGTCAAACTCGGCGTTTCAAGTCGTGGCAGCGGTAACGTGGACGACATGAACGGAAAAGTAAGTGACTTTGAAATAGTCACTGTGGATATTGTTGCACAACCAAGTGCACCTCAGGCTTATCCTAAAGCAATTTATGAAGGCATGATGAACTTACGTCATGGTCATAGAATGTTGGATATAGCAAAAGATGCTCAGGGCAACAAGAAAGTGGAGAAATATTTGAAAGGGGAAGTAATGCGCCTCATCAATGATCTCAAAATTAAATAAAGGGGAAACAGAAATGTTTGATGCTATCAAGCCATTACTTGAAAGTGGACTTATCAACGAGGACGTGGGCCGTGAACTAAACGAAGCCTGGGAATCTAAGTTGAATGAGGCACGTGAGCAAGTACGTGTTGAATTACGTGAAGAATTCGCACACCGTTATGAACATGACAGAATCGTGATGGTAGAAGCCCTAGATAAAATGGTTACAGAAAGTTTATCAGAAGAAATTTCCGAATTTCAGTCTGAAAGACAAGCAATGAACGAAGACCGCGTACAAGCTAAACAACAATTGCGTGAAAATGCAGTTAAATTCAATAATTTCATGGTTACTAAACTAGCTGAAGAAATTAAAGAACTACGCAGTGAACGCAAACTACAAATGGAAAGTCAATCTAAACTTGAACAATTTATTGTTCATGCATTGGCACGTGAAATTAAAGAATTCACACAAGACAAACAAGCTGTAGTTGAAGCAAAGGTTAAGTTGGTTGCAGAAGGTCGTCAACAATTAGAAAGATTGAAATCACGCTTTGTGAGTGAATCTGCTAAAAGATTGAATACTGTTGTAACATCACATCTTAAGGGTGAATTAGGTCAGTTGAAGGAAGATATCAAGGTTGCTCGTGAGAACAATTTTGGACGTAGAATATTTGAAAGTTTTGCAAGCGAGTTCTCAGTTACTCATTTAAATGATAAAGCTGAAACCCGTAAACTAATGAATTCTCTACAATTGAAAGACCAACAATTAGCTGAATCTATCAAAGTAATTGGTCAATCTAAAAAATTGATTGAAAGTAAGGAACGTGAAGTTCGTATTATTAAAGAGTCTAATCAACGTGAAAAAATGATGAGCGATTTACTTGCTCCATTAAACGAAGAAAAGGCTACTGTAATGAAGGACTTACTAGAAAGTGTGCAAACACCAAAATTGCAAAGCACTTTCGACAAGTATCTACCAGCAGTTTTAAACAGTGGAACAGAGAGAAAGTCTACTAAGACTACTCTACGTGAAAGTGTTAAAGAAGTTACTGGTGATAAATCTGCCAAAACACAAGAAGTAGATATGGATCAACGTGATAACGTTATTGATATCAAACGCCTGGCAGGGCTATAAAAAAAGACATAATTTAGGAGAATATAAAATGTCAAAAGTATTATTAGAAGGCCGTTGGAACGAGACCAAGGATGCCCTGTTAGAAGGCTTAAAAGGAACTCGTCGTTCAACAATGGGTGTTATCTTAGAAAACACCAAAAAGCAACTACTTGCTGAATCTTCAGCCGGTACAACAACAGCTGGTAACATCGCTACATTAAACCGTGTGATTCTTCCAGTTATTCGTCGTGTTATGCCAACCGTTATCGCTAACGAATTGGTAGGCGTTCAGCCAATGACAGGACCAGTTGGTCAAATCCACACTCTACGTGTTCGTTATGCTCAGTCATTAACAGACAATAGTTCTGCTCAAACTAGCGTTACAGCTGGTCAAGAAGCATTAAGTCCATTCTTGATTGCTCAAGCGTATTCACGTACACCTCAAGCTACTGACGCAACAAGTTTTTACACAGGTAATGATACTGCTGCTCTTGAAGGTAATGGCGGTAAGCAAATCAGTGTGCAAATTCTACGTCAAGCTGTTGAAGCTAAGTCACGTAAATTGCAAGCACGTTGGACATTTGAAGCTGCTCAAGACGCACAATCTCAACACGGGATTGACGTTGAAGCAGAAATCATGGCAGCATTAGCACAAGAAATTACTGCTGAAATTGACCAAGAAATTCTATTGTCTCTTGCTACTCTAGCTACAACTGAATTTACATTCAACCAAGCTACTGTATCTGGTACAGCTACATACGTTGGTGACGAACATGCTGCTCTAGCTGTTCTTATCAATCGTGTTGCTAACTTGATCGCTCAACGTACTCGTCGTGGCGCTGGTAACTGGGCTGTGGTATCTCCAGCAACATTGACAGTATTGCAATCTGCAACTACTTCAGCGTTCGCTCGTACAACAGAAGGTACATTTGAAGCTCCTACAAACACTAAGTTTGTTGGTACATTGAATGGCGCTATGCGTGTATTCGTAAACAGCTATGCACCTGATACACAACCTGTATTGGTTGGATACAAAGGTTCTTCAGAAACAGATGCAGCGGCATTCTATTGCCCTTACATCCCGTTGATGAGTTCTGGTGTTGTTCTTGATCCATCAACATTCGAACCAGTCGTGTCATTTATGACAAGGTATGGATACATAGAATTAACGAATACGGCCTCATCGTTCGGCAATGCTGCCGATTATGTCGGCGAGATAGCCGTGCAAAATTTAACATTCCAATAAAATTTGGTTTGTTATTTTTGTCAATCAAAAAACGCACTTCGGTGCGTTTTTTTACCTTAAGAAAAATAGTTTGAATATGTTTACCCAAACTAGTTGACAATACCAGTAATAAGTGTTATTATGACTACTGATTAACAACCGTAATATTGTAAAATGAAAAAACAAGTCACATATGAAATGATTACCCCAGTGCTTATTCAGTTTGAAAAGTTAGAATGGGTGCATCCTGAAATTGAAAATATATTAAAATGGGAAATTGATGGGATTAATCCTGATAAATGGTCATACGACGGGCTAACTAGAATTTACATTGAAAACGACAAAAAACAACACGCCTACTTAGTAGTATTATCAAAAGACTTAGAAGATGATAAAATTCCAATGTCGCATGTACTAATGCAACTTGAAGTGTTATTATTTGATGATACATGGATGCCAGGAGAAAAACAGTTTTGCTTTACTAAGTTTGGTAAAGCCCTACATAAGTCATTCGGTTATGGTAAAGGTACACACATAACATTTGCATCACCTGATGTAGGTATTCAAAATAAGAACGGTGCATATAGTTGGAGTTCATAAATTTATAGCTACTACTTGGTGGCAAAAAGCGTAAGGTAGCATAAATACAATATCTCAACGGGATGGGAAGAAAACACTAAGGGCACTAACGTGCCTTTTTTGTTGGCTATATAGTTACATCGGCGTCAACTGTTATATCTAGTATACTTTTATTTTTTTCTTTCAACTTCTTTTGATATACTCTATTGCAATTGGCACATAGTGTTAACATATTCTTAACACTTTTGTTTTTCTTGTTACCATCTACATACACCAAATCAAGCTGACAGCTATCTTCTGGTAAAAAATTACATTTGTCGCAACAGTTTTTCTTATGCAGTAAGTAACCATACTGTGTGTTGTACATTGCTTTGCTACATTGAACGCAATATTTGTGCCATTGTTTAAATTTATGTTTACTAATACCATTGGGTTTAGCTAATGATATTTTACAGTTTTCACAGAAAGGTCTTGTTGGTTGTTGTGTAAGCATTTTATATTTATAGAAAAAAGATTTTTCTAGTGCTTTTTTTTGTTGGAGTATAGTTGACCAAAATGATAAATATATTATAACAATGGAATATTTATGGCATCAGCACCTTTTAACAGTTTAGGCGGATACTCAGTTGGCATACCTTCAAAATCAGTAGTTGATAGTAACGGAAACGTTGTATCTAATTTTTTAAATCTTTCTGGTAATGTTTCAGCTAATAAAGTTTATGCAAATAGTTTCTTTTACGCCAATGGCGATCCTTTTAATGCAAATCCAGGTGGTAGCAATACTCAACTACAATTCAATGACAACAATGCATTAGGTGGAATACCCAATGTCACTTGGAATGGTAATATATTAACATTAGGTAACATTGCAAATTTATCAATCGGCGGGGGTGTTAATGGTTATTTTTTACAAACTGATGGTGCAGGTAATTTAAATTGGACGGCAGGCGGCAATGGCGGCAATAGTTCCCCCGGTGGAGCTAACTCACAAGTTCAATTTAATGATCTAGGCTCATTTGGTGGTGATGTTGGGTTTACTTATAATAGTACAACCAATACGTTACAAGTAGCAAATACTATAGCCGGAAGTATAACAGCAACGGGTAATATCACTACTGGTAATATAACTAGCTTAGGTAATATAACAAGTACATATTATATTGGTAACGGATCATTATTGACCGGCATTACTACTGAGCTTGCAAACTATGTAATACAAAATGCACAATCAAATATCACTAGTTTAGGAAATCTTGTTTTTCTAAATATTGACGGAGACACTACAAGTTTAGGTAATATAAATTCTTCAGGGAATATTAGTGGTGGTAATCTTAATGCAGGATCAAATGTAACTACCGGAAATGCGTCAATCACAAATAAGATTACAGTTGGTGGTAATTTAACTATAAATTCAGCAGCATCGTTCAGACTAGCCGGCACAATGAATACAGCTGGAAGTTCTAATATTAATTTGGGAACTATTTCAAATATTCATATTGCAGGCGGTGTTAACGGTTATGTATTGACAACCGACGGTACAGGAAATTTAAGTTGGGCAGTTGTTGGTGGTGGCGGTGGCAATGGTACTCCAGGTGGTGCTAACACACAAGTTCAGTTCAATGAGTCTGATACTTTTGCAGGTAGCCCATACCTTACTTACAATGATTACACTAGAACCTTGCAAGTTAGCGGTAACTTAATTGCTAACTCAGTACAAGTAGGTGCAGGCATATACAAGTGGTCTACTAGCTTTGTTTATTTTGCGAATACTGCAAATACAGACCCACAACAAATGTTATATTCTATTCCAGTTGCTAATGTTGCAGGGGTAGAATTTCAAATTTTTGCAACAGAACCGGCAGGTCCTAGTAGACAGAGTTCTAAAATTAGCTCATTGTACTATGATAACACTGTGGAATTTACCGAATATGCAAGTTTGTTTGTAAATGGTGGAGTAGGTGATTTTGAAGTAGCTTATGATGGTGGAAATATAATTGTTCCTCCTTCATTAGAACTTAACGTAACACCATACACAAGTAATCCAGTAACTTATAAAATGTTGATTACCGTATTCGCAGGATAACAGATTTTGATAAATATATTAAATAGGAAAATGTAATGGCGGTAAAACCCTTAAATGCAGTAGGAGGTCTTTCAGTAGGGAAAACACCAATTACTATTATATATTCAAACGGTGATATTTTAACTAATAACTTCTCAGCCACCGGTGACTCAAATTTAAATAATATTGGAAATATTTATATTTCTGGTGGTTCAAATGGACAAACAATTCAAACTGATGGCACTGGAAATCTTAGTTTTGTAACTATCTCAAGTATTTCAAATGGTAATAGTAACATACAAGTTCTGGCCAATGCTAATATTACATTCAGTAGTGCAGGCAATGCAAACATTGTTATCATTACGGACACTGGTGTAAATGTCAACGGATATCTAACTGTTACAGGTAATGCTCAGTTTAATAATGCTAATTTAGGTAATCTAGCAACTGCTAATTTTGCTAACTTTGCAAACGATGTAGTAGTACAAGGCAACATAGCTAATGTAAATAATATCAGTGTCACAAATAATTTAGAAGGTAACACAGCCAACTTCAGTGGTAATATTACTTCATTGAATGCTAACTTAGGCAACTTGATAACTGCTAACTTTGCTAACTTTGCAAACGATATAGTAGTACAGGGTAATATTGCTAATGCAAATAATATCAGTGTCACTTATGAAATTACAGGCAATACGGCCAACTTCAGTGGTAATATTACTTCATTGAATGCTAACTTAGGCAATCTAGTAACCGCTAATTTTGCTAACTTTGCAAACGATATAGTAGTACAGGGTAATATTGCTAATGCAAATAATATCAGTGTCACTTATGAAATTACAGGCAATACGGCCAACTTCAGTGGTAATATTACTTCATTGAATGCTAACTTAGGCAATCTAGTAACCGCTAATTTTGCTAATTTTGCAAACGATGTAGTAGTACAAGGCAACATAGCTAATGTAAATAATATCAGTGTCACAAATAATATAGAAGGTAATACAGCTAACTTTAGTGGTAATATTACTTCATTGAATGCTAATTTAGGTAACTTGATAACTGCTAATTTTGCAAATTTTGCAAACGATATAGTAGTACAAGGCAACATTGCTAATGCAAATAACATTAGTGTCACTTATGTAATTACAAGTAATACAGCAAATGTTACCGGTAACGCTAACGTTGGTAATTTGGGTACTAGTGGATTAATTGTTGCAACCGGTAACATTACCGGTGGAAACTTAGTAACTAGTGGCGTATTATCCGTGACTGGTAATGCTAACGTTGGAAACTTAGGTACTAGTGGATTAATTGTTGCAACCGGTAACATTACTGGTGGAAACTTAACTACGAGTGGTGTTGCTAATGTTATTGGTAATGCTAATGTTGGAAACTTGGGTACCAGTGGATTAATAGTAGCTACCGGTAATATAACCGGTGGCAACTTAACAACTGTTGGTGTAGTCGCCGCAACAGGCAACGTATCTGGTGGAAATGTATTAACTAATACTATTTTTGGAACAACACTAACATTAAATTCAACTGGGAATTTAGTGCTAAACCCAACAGGTAACATTGATGCTAATGCACACTATATTAATAATGTTGGGTATCCAAGCGTACCTACTGACGCGGCTACAAAATCATATGTTGATACAATGGTATCAAGTGGTATTGCTTATCACCAGCCAGTATTGGTTGCAACAACTACCACTTTAGCAATTGAAACAAGCGGTACAACAGCATACAACTCACCAAATGGTGCAGCAAATGGTATTGGTGCGTATATTAGCACAACCGGGACATTCTTAAATATTGACGGAGCAAACGTACAAACAGTTGGTACACGTATCTTAGTTAAAAATGAAGCAAATGCAACTTGGAATGGTGTGTATACTTATGCAAATACAACTGCAATTATTCGTTCTACTGACGCTGATGAATACGGTCCTGACAGCACAGAACAATTAAGTATAAATGACTTTTTCTTCACGACAGGCGGCATTGTTAATGAAGGGGTTTCATTTATTGTTAGTGCCCCTGCAGGAACTATCATATTTGGTACATCAAATATTACATTTACTATTTTCACTACTTCACAAGTATATGATGCTGGTACAGGGCTAACACTTACGGCCACTACATTCAGTATTTCTAATACAACTGTTACTTCTGGATCATATGGTAATGGTGATAGTGTTCCTACGTACACGGTTAACAGTCAAGGTCAATTGACAGCAGCAGCTAATGTAGCTATCACTGCTAACGCAGCTAATTTGACTGGTACAGTTTTAGCATCCAGCATAATTACTTCTAGTTTAACCACAGTTGGTACATTAGGTACACTAAATGTAAGTGGTAATGCTAACGTCGGTAACTTGGGTACTAGTGGATTAATAGTTGCAACTGGCAACATTACTGGCGGCAACTTAACAACAACCGGGCTCGCAAACGTAGGATCATTGTCTGTCACTGGTGTCAGTAACTTAGGATCAAACAGCAATGTTAT